ATGGCGCTCCCCTACTTGTTTGAATTCTGGGCCCATGCGCACCAGTTGCCACCCGAAGGCGACTGGCGCACCTGGGTGGTCCTGGGCGGGCGCGGCGCGGGCAAGACCCGCGCCGGGTCGGAATGGGTGCGCGCGCAGGTCGAAGGGGCCAAGCCGCTGGACAAGGGGCGCTGCAAGCGCATCGCGCTGATCGGCGAGACCTATGACCAGGCGCGCGAGGTGATGATCTATGGCGACAGCGGGATCATGAACTGCACGCCCCCGGACCGGAAACCGAAATACGTCTCGACCCGGCGGACGCTGGTCTGGCCCAACGGGGCCGAGGCGATGGTGTTTTCGGCGCAGGACCCGGAGGCGCTGCGCGGGCCGCAGTTCGATGGCGCCTGGGTGGATGAATTCGCCAAGTGGAAGAAGGCGCAGGATGTCTGGGACATGCTGCAGTTCGGCCTGCGGCTGGGCGAGGCGCCCCGGGTCTGCGTGACGACGACGCCTCGCAATGTCGAGGCGCTCAAGGAGTTGCTGGAGCTGCCGTCTACCGTATCGACCCATGCCCGAACCGAGGCCAACCAGGCGCACCTGGCCGAGACCTTCCTGGATGAGGTGCGGGCCCGTTACGAGGGGCAGTCGCTGGGCTTGCAGGAGCTGGACGGTGTGTTGCTGGACCAGGTGGACGGGGCGCTGTGGACGCGGGAGATGCTGGATGGCGCGCGCGCCGGGCGGCTGCCGGATATGGACAGGGTCGTGGTGGCGGTGGATCCGCCGGCGGGGTCCGGGGCGCGGGCGGATGCCTGCGGAATCGTGGTTGCGGGCCTGGTCGACAGCGAAGATCCGCGCGAGCGGCGGGCCTATGTGCTGGAGGATGCTTCTGTCCAGGGGCTGACGCCGGTTGGCTGGGCGACGGCCGCCATCGAGGCGGCGGCGCGCTGGCAGGCCGACCGGGTTGTGGCCGAGGTCAACCAGGGCGGAGCGATGGTGGAGGCCACGCTGCGGCAGGTCGATCCCTATGTCGCCTACAAGGCGGTGCATGCCTCGCAGGGGAAATCCTTGCGGGCCGAGCCGGTGGCGGCCCTGTATGAACAGGGGCGGGTGAAACATGCGGTTGGCCTGGCGGAATTGGAGGCGCAGATGTGCCTGATGACGCCTAACGGGTATCACGGGTCCGGCAGTCCGGACCGGGTGGATGCTCTGGTCTGGGCGCTGAGTGAGCTGATGCTGGGTGCGCGCCCGGTGAAGCGCAGCCCGCAGCTGCGGGTGTTGTGACGGGGCGGCGGGGTGAACCCCGCCCAACGGCCCGTGGCGCATGCGTGCGATTGCCCTGGGGCGCGGCGTTTGGGCGGCCAGGAGCGAGGGGCCAGCCCCTCGCGCTCCCCGGAGGTATTTCCGGCCCAAAGAAACACCGTGCGCGGCGCCCCTCTTGCGGTGTTGCGCATAGGCCGGACGGTGGTGTGACGCGGCCTTAAGGCGGTTTTTCTAGATTGCTTCAAGAGACGCGGAGGTGGGCAGCCTCCGGACGAGTTCAGAAGACGGAAGAGACCGGCAGCGCGTGGACCGGTGGTTCGCGCGGTCGGGACGGGTGCGGGCCGCGGGGCGCCGCCTGGGAAAAGGAGCGACTTGGCATGGTATTCGATTTTCTGCGGCGGGGCGGTCAGGCCGGTGAGGAGCAGGGTGCGCCTCAGGTCAAGGCCTCTGCGACGGGTCGCCTTGTGGCGCATCTTAACGGCGGCCGCGTGGCCTGGAGCCCGCGTGATACCGTGTCACTGACCAAGCAGGCCTTTGCCGGAAACCCGGTCGGGTTTCGCGCGGTCAAGCTGATCGCCGAGGCGGCGGCGGCATTGCCGCTGGTTCTGCAGGACAATGCGACGCGTTTTGCCGAGCATCCGATCCTCAAGCTGGTGGCGGCGCCGAACCCGGCGCAGGGGCGGGCGGAGCTGTTCGAGGCGCTGTATGGCCAGCTGTTGCTGTCCGGGGACGGTTATATCGAGGCGGTGGCGGGCGAGAGCGGGCTGCCTTTCGAGTTGCATGTGCTGCGCAGTGACCGGATGAGCGTGGTGCCCGGGGCCGATGGCTGGCCGGTGGCCTATGAATACGCGGTAGGCGGGCGCAAACACAGGTTCGGTGTGACAGGCCCCGTGTCGCCGATCTGCCATGTGAAAGCGTTTCACCCGCAGGATGACCACTACGGTCTGTCACCCTTGCAAGCGGCGGCTCAGGCGGTGGACGTGCACAACGCGGCCTCGCGCTGGTCCAAGGGCTTGTTGGACAATGCGGCGCGACCCTCTGGCGCGATCGTCTGGACGGGGGCGGACGGGCAGGGGCACCTGAGCCCGGAACAGTTCGAGCGGTTGCAATCCGAGATGGAGATGCACCACCAGGGCGCGCGCAATGCCGGGCGGCCGATGCTGCTGGAAGGCGGGCTGGACTGGAAGCCGATGGGCTTTTCGCCGTCGGACATGGAGTTCCAGAAAACAAAGGAGTCGGCGGCGCGGGAGATCGCGGTGGCCTTTGGAGTGCCGCCCATGATGCTGGGGATCCCCGGCGAGGCGACCTATGCCAACTACGCCGAGGCGCACCGGGCCTTTTACCGTCAGACGGTGCTGCCCCTGGCCACCAAGGTCGCGGCGAGCGTCGGGCGCTGGCTGTCCTCCTGGAGCGGCGAGGACGTGGTCCTGGCGCCCGACCTGGACCAGGTGCCGGCTCTGGCGACCGAGCGCGATGCGCAGTGGAACAGGGTGGCGCAGGCGGACTTCCTGACCCGTGCCGAAAAGCGCCGGATGCTGGGCCTGCCCGCCGAGGCGGAGGAGGAAAGCGGTGACTGACCTGCGTTCGCGGCACGAGGCCTTTGCCTGTGCGCCGGGACTGCGCCTGGAGGCGCATGAACGGGTGAGCAAGCTGCAGTTCGATGCCCTGACCGACCGTTTCGAACGGCTGGAGGCCTTGATCGAGCGGCTGGAGCGGCGGCTGTGGCTGACGGTCTACGGAGTAGCGGGGGCGATCCTTGCGGATCTGTTCCAGGGCTTTCTGAACGCGGCGCCCTGAGGGCCGGACCGCGAACCTAGCAGAGGGATCGAGATGGAACTTGAGCATAAATTCTGCCGCTTCGATGCGGATGTGACGGTCGAGGGGCGCGACATCGAGGGCTATGCCTCGCTGTTTGGCGCCTGCGACCAGGGCGGCGACGTGGTGGCCCGGGGCGCCTACGCCCGGTCGCTGAAGCGGCTGGCCGGTGAGGGGCGCGCGGTCAAGATGCTGTGGCAGCATGACCCGGCGCAGCCCATCGGCATCTGGCAGCAGGTGCGCGAGGACGAGCGCGGCCTCTACGTCAAGGGGCGACTACTGGACAGTGTCGAGCGTGGCCGCGAGGCGGCGGCCCTGCTCGAGGCCGGGGCCATCGACGGGCTGTCGATCGGGTATCGCACCTTGAAGGCCGTGAAAAACGACAAGGGCCATCGGGTCCTGACGGAACTGGAGCTTTGGGAGGTGTCCTTGGTGACCTTTCCGATGCTGCCCAGTGCGCGGGTGGCGTCCAAGGGCGAGAGCCCCGAGGACATCGCCCTGCGCGATCTGGCGGAGGCCCTGGAGGGCATGCGCCGCAACCTGGCGGGCGGCTGACGCGCGCCACTCATGAGGGAACGAAGGATGAGCGAAACCGAGACCAAGTCTCGGACCGGGGAAGATCTGTCCCCGGTCGCCCGGGTGAGTGCCGCGATGGCGGGACTGATCGGGGACTACAAGGCCCTGCAGGCCGACCTTGAAGAGAAGCTTCAGAAACAGGAAGAGCGACTGACCATGCTGGATCACAAGACCGCGAAAGCGAACCGTCCGGCGCTTTCGACCCGTACCGAGGTCGAGGCCCCCCACCTGAAGGCGTTCGACGCCTACCTGCGCAGCGGCGACGACGATGCCCTGCGCGGCCTTGAACTGGAAGGCAAGGCCATGTCCAGCGCGATCAACTCGGACGGCGGGTTCCTGGTGGATCCGGAGACCGCGCAGACCATCAAGTCCAAGCTGGACTCCAAGGTCTCGATCCGGGCGATTTCCAGCGTGGTGAATGTCGAGGCCTCGTCGTTCGACGTGCTGATCGACCAGAACGACACCGGCGCGGGCTGGGCCAACGAGACCTCGTCGACCGCCGAGACCGGGACGCCCACGATCGAGCGGATCTCGATCCCGCTCTACGAGTTGAACGCGATGCCCAAGGTTTCGCAACGCCTGCTGGATGACAGCGCGTTCGACGTCGAAAGCTGGCTGGCGGCGCGGATCGCCGACAAGTTCGTACGCGCCGAGGCGGCGGCCTTCGTCAACGGCGACGGTATCGACAAGCCGACCGGCTTTCTGACGCACCCGACGGTCGAGAACGACAGCTGGACCTGGGGCAATCTGGGGTACAAGGCATCGGGTTCGGCCAGTGATCTGGGCAATGGCGATGTGCTGATCGACGTCACCTATGCGCTGGACTCGCGCTATCGTGCCAATGCGAGCTTCGTGATGAATTCGAAGACCGCCGCGGCGATCCGCAAGCTCAAGGACAACGATGGCCGGCACCTCTGGAACGACGGCCTGGCCGCCGGCGAACCGGCCCGTCTGCTGGGTTACCCGGTGCTGATCGTCGAGGACATGCCCGATGTCGAGGCCGACGCCTATCCGATTGCCTTTGGTGATTTTGGTGCCGGCTACACCGTTGCTGAACGTCCGGATCTGCGCGTTCTGCGCGACCCGTTCAGCGCCAAGCCGCACGTCCTGTTCTATGCCACCAAGCGCGTGGGCGGCGACGTGAGCGATTTCGCGGCCATCAAGCTGCTGCGCGTCGCCGTCAGCTGAGCCTGGCCATGAGATGGGAGGCGGGCCGCTTGGCCCGTCTCTCCGGGGCGCGCGCCTGTTCATGTTGTCCAGCTACCCCTCCGCCCGTGCAGCCTGGGCGGCGCGCGCCCAACCGCCTGGCGGACTAGGGATGGTCGAGGATTTCGGAGAAGAAACATGATGTTGGTGGAAGAAACCCAGGTGCCAGAGGCGGCGCTTCCGATTGGTGCCCTGAAGGACCACCTGCTGCTGGGCAGCGGTTTTACCGAGAGTGATCTGCAGGATCCGGTGCTGGTCTCGTTTTTGCGCGCGGCTCTGGCCGCGATCGAGGGGCGGACGAGCAAGGCGCTGATCGCCCGGGGATTTCTGATTACGCTTGATCGCTGGACCTCTTGCGAAGGACAGCGGTTGCCGGTGGCTCCGGTTCAAGCGGTCACGGAGGTGACGATTGTGGATGCCTACGGTGCGGCGACCACCATAGATCCGGGCGCCTACCGGCTGCAAAAGGATGCCTTTGACCCGAGGCTGCGGCCCACAGGGACACGCCTGCCAGGCGTCCCCACCGGTGGATCGGTGGAGATCCGTTTCGACGCGGGATATGGCGCAAGTTTCGACGCTGTGCCTGCCGACCTGAGACAGGCGGTCCTGATGCTGGCGGCGCATTACTACGAGTACCGCAGCGACACGGCGCTGGGTCAGGGGTGCATGCCCTTTGGTGTGACCAGCCTGATCGCGCGATACCGTCCCGTGCGCATGGGGCTGGGCGCATGAGCCGCCGGGTGAGCAGGCGACTGGTGCTGGAGGCACCGCAACGTGTCGGCGACGGGGCCGGCGGGTTCGAGGAAACCTGGAGGGCGCTGGGCACGCTCTGGGCCGAGGTCAAGCCGCGGACCGGGCGGTTGGCCCGGGGCGAGACCGGCGAGATTTCCATCGGCGGATTCCGGATCACTGTGCGCGGCGCGCCGCAGGGACATTCCAACCGCCCGGGGCCGGGCCAGCGGTTCCGCATGGGCACGCGGCTGTTCCGGATCGAGTCCGTGACCGAGCAGGAACCATCCGGTCTGTACCTGATGTGCGAATGCCAGGAGGAGCTTTCGGCATGAGTTACGCGGTTTCGAGTGCTTTGCAGGCCTCTGTCTTTGCCCAGCTTCAGGGCGACCCGGCGCTGGGCGCACAGGTGGGGGCCGACATCTACGACGCGCTGCCCACGGGCACCTTGCCGCCGATCTATGTGGCGCTGGGACCCGAGACGGCGAAGGACGCGGGCGACAAAGGCGGAGCGGGCGCCTGGCATCGGTTCGTCGTGTCGGTGGTGACGTCGAAGTCAGGTTTCCAGACGGCCAAGGACGCGGCGGCAGCTGTCAGCGATGCGCTCCACGGTGCGGACCTGACGCTGGAACGGGGAAAGCTGGTCGGACTGTGGTTCGAGAAAGCAAGGGCGAGGCGCGAGAGCCGCGGCTTGCGGCGCATCGACCTGACCTTTCGCGCACGGGTCGAGGATGACGGTGCGCAGTGAATGCGCACCCCGAGGATGAATGAATTCTTTTCGCAGGAGTGAAAACAATGGCGGCACAGAACGGGAAAGACCTGCTGATCAAGGTCGACGTGAGCGGCACTTTCGAGACACTGGCGGGGCTGCGCGCGACGCGCATCAGCTTCAACGCCGAGCAGGTGGATGTCACCACGCTGGAAAGCACCGGGGGGTGGCGGGAACTTCTGGCGGGCGCCGGTGTCAAATCGGCCAGCCTGAGCGGGTCGGGCGTGTTCAAGGATGGGGCGACGGATGAACGTGCGCGACAGATCTTCTTTGACGGGGTTACTCCGGCTTTTCAGGTCATCATCCCGGATTTCGGTACGGTCGAGGGGCCTTTCCAGGTGACGTCGATCGAATACGCCGGCGCGCATGACGGGGAGGCGACCTATGAACTGGCGCTGGCCTCGGCGGGCGCGCTCAGC